TAATTGAAGGAATGTATTCAGTACAAAAAAATCATGCCAAAGATAGCAGATTACCTTGGTCAGATAATAAAGCCCAAAAATCTGCACAAGAAGCCTATGACCGCATGTTTAATTTAAAGTGGACTCCACCAGGCCGTGGAATGTGGGCTTTTGGAACTCCAATGACAATGGAAAAACGCAATTCTGCTTCTTTGCAGAACTGTGCAATGATCTCAACAAGAGACATTGATAGGAACGACCCAGGAGCACTGTTTGCGTGGGTTATGGACGCCCTTATGCTGGGTATTGGCGTAGGGTTTGATACAGTTGGTCAGGATAAAGAAATGCCCATCTATGCCCCTACAGAGCCTGTAAACACCTATGTCATTCCAGACACCAGAGAAGGCTGGGTAGAATCAATACGTATCTTATTAAACTCATTCCTTCGTCAAAACCAAAGTATCCAAGAATTTGACTATTCAGAAGTTCGTCCACTAGGTGCTCCTATTAAGGGGTTTGGTGGAACAGCCTCTGGCCCACAACCCTTGATGGATTTGCATACTCGCATTCGTAAAGTAATTGGCGGTAGAGCAGGAGAGATTCTTGACTCTCGTGCAATTGTAGATATTATTAATCTTATTGGTACATGTGTTGTTGCTGGTAATGTTCGTCGTTCTGCTACCCTTGCACTTGGGTCACCAGAAGATAAAGATTTTATTAACCTAAAGAATGCAGAAGTTTTTCCAGAAAGAAATTCTTATGATCCAAAAAATCCTGGATGGGCGTATATGTCTAATAACTCAATCTCAGCAAAAGTTGGAACAAACTATGAAGAGTATGTAGACCTAATTGCAGACAATGGAGAGCCAGGTTTCATTTGGCTTGATGTTGCTCGCAACTTTGGTCGTCTTGCAGATCCTGCAGATGGAAAAGATTATCGTGTTATGGGAATGAATCCCTGTGCTGAGATGGATCTTGAAAGTGGAGAAATGTGTACTCTTGTAGAAGTACATTTAAATCGTCACGATTCTAAAGAAGATTTCCTTAAGACATTAAAGTTTGCATACCTATATGGAAAGACTGTAACTCTTATGCCTACACACTGGCAACAAACAAACGGTATCATGCAACGTAATCGTCGTATTGGAACATCCCTTACAGGTATTGCATCTTTTGCTGATGAGCATGGTTTGCCAATTACTCGTGAGTGGATGGACGAAGGATACAACAAGATTCGTCATTATGATAAGCAATATTCAGAATGGCTATGTATTCGTGAGTCAATTCGTGTAACAACTGTTAAGCCTTCAGGCTCAGTCTCACTCTTATCTGGTGCTACACCTGGAGTTCACTGGGGGCCAGGAGGAGCCTTTTATCTTCGTGCTGTTCGTTTTGGCAAGCAAGATAACATGATGCATTTGTTTAAAGCAGCAGGGTACAGAATTGAAGATGATGTGTATTCAGAAGAAACATCTGTAGTATATTTTCCAATCAAGTCTGAGCATAAGCGTTCTGAAAAACAAGTTAGCCTATTTGAAAAAATTGGACTTGCTGCTACATCTCAAAAGTACTGGTCAGACAATGGCGTTTCTGTAACGTTATCTTTTGATAAAGAAACAGAAAAGAAATTTGTTGCTCCAGCCCTTCACATGTATGAGGGTCAGTTAAAGGCAGTTTCCTTCTTGCCAATGGGGAATAAGGTCTATCCTCAGCAACCTTACCAAGAGATTACAGAAGAAGAGTATAAGGATTATCTTGGCAAAATAGCAAAGATTGATTGGTCTGCTATTTATGACGGGATTGAAAACCTTGATGCCTTGGGAGAAAAATATTGTAACAATGACAACTGTCTAATTTAGCCAGAAAACCCCTTCATCGTGGTAAAATAGGGTAGGAGACATATGACTACTCAATCTAACTTATACGTAGAAAAAATTAACTCAGAGCACCCCTTGGCTGTTTGGATGCTCAACGAGGAAGTTGACTATTTATCTACAATCAGTGAGACTAATAGACGGTTTGACTCAGGCGGTCAATGGACTTTGGTCAATGCCACGGCAACTCAAGAAGATCCTATTCCTGAGAATACCCCAATAAAAACATCTCTTGTTAATAGAATCTCAGCATCTATTCCTTCTGTATCTCCAACTGTTATTACTGCTACAAGCGTTTATAACATTAATTTATCAAACTTTGAAACAGACCTATCAAACTTTGCAATAGGGTTTTATTTTTATCCAGACAATACTAATGCAAGTTCAATTCAGTATGGGTATAAATATACTGACCCTGCAACATCAACAATTATAGAGGTTTTAAAAACAGAAACACTCTCAACTCTGGATGCAGGGTTTTGGAACTTTTACTCAAACACATTTTCTTTACCTCCAGTAGGTTCTACAAATGTAAAACTGTTATTTAAAATTAGCATATCTACTGGAGGAGGTGTTGGAGACTACGACTTCTTCATTAATGGGTTAAGTGTTGGTCAATGGTCTGAAGATTTTAATAAGAATTCTGTAGGCATTAGGACTTCTGCAATCCCCACAAACATAGCATTACCATCATCTTTAAAAGTTGTTGATGCAGTACCTTATGGAGCATCAACAATTAATGGATATTACTTAGCAAACAACTCAACTCTTTTTGCTAAATACTTTGGAATTCCTTTGGTTTATGGATCAGCAAATGTAACAAAAATTTATGAAAACCTTTTATCTGGAATCAACTATCCATCTATTATTTTGCCAGGGTACGGATTTCTAAATGAGCGTGGAAGGTATAACGACTACACAGCAGAGATGTGGATAAGAGTAAGTTCTGACTCCCTAGAACCTAAAAAGATTTTTGGCCCTATTGCATCAAATGATGGTCTTTATGTTGAAGGTGGATTCTTAACAATTGTTGTTGGCAATAACTATAAGTCACACTATGTTGGTGAATGGCTTAGACCAATGCTTATTCATATTAGAATAATTAAAGATACAGTTACCCTTGTTTTAAATGGTGAAGAAGTTGCAGAGATTCCTTTTAACCAAACAACAGTAGGCCTACCAGCAGAGTTTAATGGTTCAAATGAGAGCCAAGACTGGCTTGGATTTTATGCTTATGCAGATGTTCACCCAATTGATATTGATTCTTTTTCAATTTACTCTTATTCCGTTCCAACTGAGGTAGCAAAAAGAAGATGGGTATGGGGACAAGCGGTAGTAGCACCAGAAACCACGAATGCATCTCTTAGTGGAACTACTGTATTTAATGATTATTCTTTTGCAGATTATGCTGTTAACTATAACTACCCAGATTTTGCAACCTGGAGACAGGCATTCTTCAGTAACGTGGAAACTTCATCTAGGTTCTTGACTCTTCCAGAGTATAAATTACCTGAGTTTTCTTTAGGAACAAAAACAAATCAAGAGTGGTTTGATCAAATGCAGGCTGCGGAGAGTGGAACAAACCTAAAGTACTTTACCTTCAGACCTAACTCTGGTTGGAACTCAACTAATGCCTATATGTTTTTTAATAATCTAGGGGTACTAAATGAGTCAGTAGAAAGCATTTACGGAGTATTTGAAACAGACGGAACTGCAACAAACCAAACCTTGTTTAGAATAGATAACAAGATGACCAAAGATTCTTTATCTGTTATGGTAAATGGAACAACCCTGAGTTATGTCTTTAATATTTCTGGAACTAGCACGACCTTTAAGAGTATCTCAATATCTGCAAATACACGATTTGTTGCAGGTATCAATATTAAAAATCTATCATCACAGACAGTGTCAAGTATAAACAAGTTCTTTACAAACCAATCAAACCTAACAATCTTAATTGCTGGAGATAAGGTGCAATCTTTTACTGGTAAGATGTATAGGTTTGGATTTAACTCTTCTTATAATAATAGAAAGATCCTTACTCAGTATGGAGAAGATGGTATTTTTATTAACTCCACAAATAATGCAACTACAATGCTTAATCATGTTGCTAACTATACTCTTAAGCCTATCCAAAAATATGGACTAATGTTTGCAGATATTGCTGTGGCGGGGTATTGGGAAGATTATATGCCATTGTCATATTTTGCAAAGTATGTAGAAGACTATGAAGGCAACACATTTTACGACTTAGACTCAATTCAATTCAATATGGATTTCCCAGAGCCTATTGAAACTAACTCTCTTGAGTCAGTATCTTCTTGGACATATGACGATCTTAAGACTAGATACTATACTCCAAGCCAGCAGTCTTACGCATCTCTTGATAACAACTTCTATAGTGGCTGGGACAACTATGAAGATATGTCACAAGACTCAAGCAAGTTCTATTATTATGATACAGAAAGAAGTGCTGTTCGTGCTTATGTTTCTTTTCAGTACACTAAAGATGGGGCAAACACTAACCTTCTAGACTTTGCAAATTTTGCAACAGCAAGAGTTAAGGGGACTGCTGATCCAGCAATTATCTCTGGCAACTGGGAAGACACGGCTTACGAAGTTGTTGATGGATCTATAATTTATCCACCAACAAAAACTGATCAAAATCGACCTGTTGACTTTAACGATCTAGCCCTTGTTTACCATCTTGATTTTAACTCAGAAGGAATTTTACATCACCCCGTTAAATTTAGAAGATTGCAACTTGCTTCTCAGGTTCTTGAAAGAAAACAGTTTACAGAGATAGGAACAAAGTTTGGTGTTCCAGTTTATCCATATAAAAAGACTGGGCTATACTATGACTTTAAAGGAAAGAACCCTATTGCCACTTATAAGGGTAGCACTCCATACTTATACTTAACTAAACACTCAGGTTGGAAAATTTTGGGGGACTTCTCAGAAATAACTGAAAGAGGAATCTCTATCCCAGTAAACGTACAAAAAGGTCTTGGAACAGAGGTAAGTACTATTCAGGTCTGGGCAAAGTTTGCAGACAGAGTATTCCCTACAGGCTCAATGCTTATTATGTCCGTAGACCACAAGAACGGTATCTTTGATTTTTATCTAGAAGGTGATGCTAGTGGCCAAAGAGGTTATGTCTATGCAGTAGATAGATTAACTGGGGCAGAAATATCTTCAATTGATTATTATGTTAATGGTAAGCCAGTACAGACTCCTTACTTAGTTAATGAACAATGGACTGTTTTATCTGTAGCATTTACAGAACTTATTAGTTTTGATCAATACACTGGTCGTATTAATCTAAATGGTCCACTAACTTATAACAATGCTTCATACTACCTTGCTACAAACCTTGAGCAGAATCAGCGTGTTGAGGTAAGAACTTGGGGAGATGTTCTCACTCAAGGAGATCCAGGTGGATGGGATTACTGGCAAAATGCATTTACATGGAACGAAGTTAAGATTGTTAATACAATTAATGTTTATTCTATTGATCCAACTATTATTTATGACAAATATATGGGAACTAACAGAATCCTTGTAGACGATGGAGTAGATGGAGTTTCGGTTGCACCAGAAGATGTGCGTGTTTATAATGACGTAACATGGTCAACCGTAACCCGAATAGCGGTATAACATGGTATACTAATGGTTATGGATTCATTAATTAGCCCAAAAACTGGTAAATCAATTGTAAGTAATGTAAGACGCAAGGTTATTGATAAACATTATGACTGGGGTCTATACGTATACAAAAAGGCAGATGGTAAATATTTTACAGACGGACAAGGTTCTGTTCTTAATATTGAGTCAATGCGTGGTGACATTTCAAAGATTGCTGAACTAAAAACAGTAGCCAAGCACTTTGGCGATCCAGGAGATGGTGAAGCACTATTTGTTCCTGGACTAACAAGGATTACAGAAGAAGAATATTCAGAACAAAAAGATAGAATGCAACAGGGTTTGATTCCATCAATGAATGACCTAGGAGCATGGCACGCTGCACAGCAGACTGTTAACAAATATGGAAAGGATGCAATGGATGAGTGAAGAGACTCAGTATATTAGGGCATCCCTAAATACACAGCCAGAAGAGGAAGATGTCTTTAAGGGACAAGACCCTTTTAATAAATCTTGGGAAGAACTTAAAGATCTTGGCGGGATAAATCAAAACTTTAAAAGAAGAACTGGAAGACTTATAAATAAAGCAGTAGGGGATGTAGCATACCTAGATGCAGCAAACGCAATGCCATCAGGAACAGACTCTGCATCAAAGCAAATTAATCCTGGAACTGTTTATCGTAATGGCTATGGCCTATTTGATGTAATTACTCCACCTTATAACATGTATGAGTTGGCTAACTTTTATGACACATCTTTTGCTAACCATGCTGCAATTGATGCTAAGGTAGAAAATATTGTTGGACTTGGATACCGCTTTGATATTACAGATAGTACAAGTTTAAGGTTTGAGAATTCAGAAGACCAAGATAAAGTAATGCGTGCTCGTAAGCGTATTGAAAGAATGAAGATTGAGATACGTGATTGGCTTGAGGAACTTAATGATGATGACTCATTTACTAAAATAATGGAAAAGGTTTATACAGATTTACAAGCAACTGGTAATGGCTTCATGGAAATTGGAAGAACAACAGATGGACAAATAGGATATTTAGGACACATACCTGCAACTACAGTTCGTGTTCGTAGACTACATGATGGATTCCTTCAGATCATTGGCCAGCAGGTTGTCTACTTTAGAAACTTTGGGGCAAAGAATCAAAACCCAATAACAGCAGATCCACGACCAAACGAGATTATTCACATTAAAGAATACTCACCTTTGAATACATTCTATGGAGTTCCAGATATTGTTGCTGCTATGCCTTCTCTTATTGGAGATCAACTAGCCTCACAATATAATATTGATTACTTTGAAAATAAAGCGGTACCAAGATATATTATTACCCTTAAGGGAGCACAACTCTCAGGAGATTCAGAAGACAAGATGTTTAGATTCCTACAGACTGGACTTAAGTCTCAGTCACATAGAACTCTATACATCCCACTTCCTGGAGACACAGATCAAAACAAGGTTGAGTTTAAGATGGAGCCAATTGAAAATGGTGTTCAAGATGGTTCATTTAAAGAATACCGCAAACAAAATCGTGATGATATTTTGATTGCCCATCAAGTTCCTATCTCTAAGTTAGGTGGCACAGACTCTGGTTTGGCTGCTGCTTTATCTCAAGATCGTACCTTTAAAGAGCAGGTTGCTCGTCCAGCACAGCATCACCTTGAAAAGGTAGTCAGCAAGATTATTCGTGAAAAAACCGATATTCTTGAACTTAAGTTTAATGAACTAACCCTTACAGATGAAATTGCACAGGCTCAAATCCTTGAGAAATATGTCAAGTCTCAGATTATGCTTCCTAATGAAGCACGCGAAATTCTTGATATGCCTCAAAGAGCAGGTGGAGATGTTCCACTAGAGTTAACTGCAAGGGCAGCAGCAGATGCAACTGCCAACGCTTCTGGTAATCGGGCACGGGATACAGAAAGAACAAATAATCAATCTGATAGCACAACAACGATTAGTGGAAGAAATCCACAAGGTGAGGGCAGAGCGTCTCAATAAGTGAGAAACCTGCATAAATGTTTGGTATAATAGATACGATATGTTAATCAATAAAGCACACTGGACGACTTCAGGCGACAGCGTACGTCTATCAATGCCCATTGGCAAGGTAGATGTTGAGCGCAGAATGGTTTCTGGCTTTGCTACTCTAGATAATATCGACAAGCAGGATGACATTGTTGATACCAAGGCAAGCCTTCAGGCTTTTAATAATTTCCGTGGTAACTTGCGAGAGATGCATCAGCCATCAGCAGTAGGAAAGATTGTATCCTTTAAGGAAGATCGCTACTTTGATCCAAGCACAAAAAAGTTTTATAGTGGAGTATATGTTTCAGCATATGTTTCTAAGGGCGCACAGAATGCATGGGAAAAGGTTCTAGACGGAACATACACTGGTTTTTCTATTGGTGGAAATATCAAGTCTTGGGATGATGCGTTTAATGAAGAGATGAATAGGTCTATTCGTGTTATTAAAGAATATGATCTTTTTGAGTTATCTCTTGTTGATTCCCCAGCAAATCAGTTTGCTAATATTGTTTCTATTGAAAAACAAGATGGCCATAATGTTATTGATGGCATGCTTTCAAAAGTTGAGACAGAGAATATTTTTTGGGATGCAGAGACTGGCCTCGTAATGGTTTCAGATTCTGAATCACAGGTAAGCCCATCCACACAGAAGCAAATGCAGAACATAGGATTCGTTGAAAAAAACGATAGTGAAAAAGCAGATATGATAAAGTTCTTAGTTGATAGTGCTAAAGGCATTAATACTTCTAAGATTACCAAGGAGGTAAGTCCAATGACAGATACAACAGATTCAACAATTGTTGAAGTTGAAGAAGTTAAGACCGCTCCAGAGGCACAGCCAGCAGTTGAAGAAGTTACAGTAGTAACAGACGCACCTGCAGTTGATGATGAAGCCCCAGTTGCTGAAGAAGCACCTGTAGCAGACGCAGTTGATGGTGGTGCAGATTCTCCTGTTGCAGATGCAGCGGTAGAAGAAGAGAAGACAGAAGATGCAACAGAAACAGTAGCAGATGTTGTTGAAACAATTAATGATGAAGTTGCTAAAGCAATTGCAGACATTAAAGACTCTCTTAATAATGCCTTTGGCGATCTTGCTGCAACCGTTAAGTCTCTTCATGAGCAGGTATCAGCAGTAACAAAGTCTCTTGATAATGTAACAGGTGAGGTTAATAATATCAAGGGTAACTTTAATGAGTTTGGCAAGCGAGTAGATGCCGTAGTTGCAGACACCGCTTTCCGCAAGTCTGGCGATCTAGGCGAGATCGTGCAGTTTGAACCTGTAAGGGTTCAGAAATCCCTATGGGGCGGTCGTTTCCTCACATCTACCGACCTGTTAAATTAAGATATAAATCACTAGGAGGTGAACAATATGTCGGAACAAAATACAGAAATAGTAAAGAATTACCCTGGAGCACCAACTGAATCACACGCCCACAACGGCGATGGTTCTTTAGCATCTGGAGCAATTGGTAGTGCAACAACTACTGATGCTAACGGTAATCTTTCACCCGCTGCTTCGCTTGGTAACATTGCCACAGCGAACTTCGGAACTACTGCTGGCGCAAACGCTGTAAATCCAACTGGAACCCCAGGTGGTATTCTAGCACCAGAGCAGGCTCGTCGCTTCATCGACTATGTGTGGGATGCAACAGTTCTCGCCAAAGACGGTCGTAAAGTTACAATGCGTGCTAACACTATGGAACTTGAAAAAGTTAACGTAGGAGAGCGTGTAATCCGTGCTGCTGCTCAGGCACAGCCAGATTACACAAACGCTGGAGCAACATTCTCTAAGGTCGAACTTACTACAAAGAAGATTCGTCTAGACTGGGAAGTTTCAGCAGAAGCACTTGAAGATAATATTGAAGGTGGAGCACTTGAGGATCATCTAGTTCGCTTGATGACCAATGCTTTCGCTAACGATATTGAGGACCTTGCTATTAATGGCGATAACTCAACAGGTAATTTCCTTTCAATTATGGATGGCTTTGTAAATAAAGTCAAAACAGGCTCTGACGCTCACGAAGCAGTCATGACTGTATCTGATAATGAATGGACAACATCAAAGATGCAGGATATTATCTTGGCTTTGCCACGTAAGTATCGTGCACTAAAGGCTGGTCTAAAGTTCTATGCTGGTACAGATGTATTCCAAGGAATCGTTAAGAATAACGGTACACTTGCTGATGCAATCGCAGAAGCCTTTGTTAACAAGGGTCCAGGCACAGAAGCAAACCGTCAGTCATACCTCGATGGTGCTAATCAAACATTCGGTTTAGCACGCACAACTCGCGTACTCGGCATTGATGTAATGGAAGTTCCTTACTACCCTGCAGGTTATGTCGACTTGACATTCCCTCAGAACCGTGTATGGGGATTCCAACGTGATATCACAGTAAATCGTGAGTACGTTGCTAAGAAAGACACAATCGAGTACACAGTATTCGTGCGCTTTGGCTTACAGTGGGAAGAACTTGATGCAGTCGCTTATGCGGATGCAGCATCAGAATCCTAATAAGTAGTCAACTTTAGAGGGGGAGTAGAGTAAAATCTGCTCCCCTTCTTCACATTCTGGTATAATGACTTAGGAGGATAAATGTCTAGTATTGAAGAGTTAGCAAATAAAACAGTATTTGAGTTAAAGTCTTATGCAAAGACCAACAAGATTGACATCTACGGATCTAAAACAAAACTAGAGATCTTAGAAGTTATTGCTAGTTGGATTCCAAGAGAAGAGGTTGAGGAAGTTATTACAAAAGCAGTTATTCATAAAACAGCGGTTCACTCAACAAGAAACCTACACTGGACTGGAGTAGGAGTTCTTACCCCAGGATACAATATTGTCACTTCAACTGATGCAGAAAAATGGGTAACTCATAAGGCAGTTCGCATAGCGACACCTGAAGAAGTTGCCAGTTACTATGGTAAATAATGTTAATACTTAGACTTCCACCCTATCCTATTAATGTAACTTACACAGTTCCAGAGCCAAATACTTCATATATGTTTATTATTGAAGATGTAGAAAACCAAGAGATTTCACAAGAAGCAATAGCATCTACATCGCTTTCAAAAGTAACATTAACACTTCCATCTTCATTTTCAAAATATGACAATTCTTATTCTTTAGCAATATATGAAGAAGTAGAAGAAGGTGTTCTTTCAGATGATGCAGTAGTTGAAGATAATTTAGATATTTCTAGACCATACGTAAATCCAAAAACTTTAGGAACAACAGCAACAGAGATTGCATCATATACAGAATATGAATTTCTTGCAAGAGCAATAATCGACTCTATAACAGACGGATTCTATTTTAATAAAACCCACATTGAGGTCGTTGGGCAGGGAACAGATTATATTCCTCTTTGGAATAGAACACATAAAATTTTGAAGGCATATGAAAATGCGGAACTAGTATATAACTCATCACTAGAGGAACCAGCAATAGGATCATTTAATTATTTAATAACAAAAGATAAGACAGCAATCACCAAGGATCCAGTTCAACCTACAGGATCTATTAATCGTGCTGAAAGAAAATATGCAAGAATTCCTGTAGCCCCATCAGATTCAATCAGTATGTTTGATACAGAAGACAGTGGAAATGTACAAACCATTTCTACTGGAGTAGGATTCCCAGAAGGCTATGACTACATCTTCCAAGTTGAGACTGGCTACAAGGTAGTTCCATACGATATTCAAAATGCAACTAATATGCTTATTGAAGATATGCGTTGTGGCAAACTAGATTATTACAAGAGATATGTAAAGGTTTATGAAACAGATCAGTTTAAGATTGACTTTGATCCCAAGCAATTTGGTGGTACAGGAAATCTTTTAGTTGATAAAATTTTAAGCCGTTACACAAATAATACAATACGCCTTGGAATACTATAATGCAAGAGTGCGAAGACTGCACAGACTTTGTGTACCCAATGAGGGCAGATGTTTATTATCCAATCATCACTCAAACTGAGTATGGCCAAGCAAGCAAGAACTGGGTTTTTGATAGAACTATTGTTTTAAATGCAACACCCATTGGTGGTCTTGGAAAAGAAGAAATGTCTCCAGCAGCCTTCTTACAGTATGAGGATAAACTTGTGGGTAGAGTTAAAAAAGATATTAGAATATCTTCTAACGAGTCTAGTAATGCTATGACTAATGTTTTAGTTACAAATATTAGAACTGCTTCTGATAATATTATTTATAAAGAAACTGCGGGACCAAGAAGCGGTAGAGCAACATTTTACGAATTAGGAACAGTAGAACCACTGACTGGGCCATTTGGATCTGTAGAGTATTTTAAACTGTTATTGCGTAAGACTGAAAACCAAACTATAGGAGATTAATGAAAGCCGTATTTCAAGCAAAGGCTTTTCAAAAACAACTAAATAATATAGTTGAGTATTCTATTGGATTTCTTGATGGAGCCAAGTTAGGCAAAAAGGCTTTGCTAGATAATATAGGAAAATCAACAATTCCAGTATTACAAAACTATATAGATATTGAAGCAAGGTCAAACCCACAAGCCCTTCATCACGTTTACGAGTGGTATCAAACTGGATCACCAGCGGCTAGACTATTTAACATAACCTATACAATAAGCAATGTAGGCTTATCCTTTAAATCAAATCTTACTCAGTCAGATAGTCTAGCAGAAGGTGCTAGAGTTCCTTTTAAATCAAAGGCAAGTATTATGGAAGATGGAAGACGAGTAGTTATTAATCCCCGCAGTGGTGGAGTTCTTGCATTTGAAAATAATGGAGAAATGGTATACACAAAGAAATCAGTAACCGTAGAAAATCCTGGTGGAGAAGAAGTGCAAGGATCTTATGAAAGAGTATTTGATGAATTCTTTAGTGTTTACTTTACCCAGGCATTCTTAAGGTCAAGTGGTTTGCTAGCCACTCTAAGCAACCCCACAGCCTATAAGAGAAACTTTTCTGCTGGGTCTAGGGGTGGAAGAAAGACAGGACTAAATGCAGGCTTTAAATGGATTGCTAATGCAAAGATTGGTGTAGAATAGGGATATGACTTTAGATATTAATGAAGAGACATCTTTTCCACCAACTATTTTAAATGGTTATCTTATGGCTCAACTAGACCTATTTGGGATTACTGATAGTACAGTTAGTCAGATGACACCTATATTTCCTACTTCCCCAGGAAATATTGAGGAAGTTTACAAAAATTATATCGACGCCCCAAACGTACAAGATCCATTATTTATTCAATATGAAACTTTAGCAAGACTAAGAACTTCCCCTTTCTATCCTAAAAAAATAGAGCAACTGGTATATTATGTATACACCACAAACCAGACGAAGTTAATCAATTCTATGAGAGTTATTAAGGCAGCCTTAGATCGTGAAGATGCGTCAGCCCAAGACATTAATCAGTGGGCACAAGAAAACATCAATTCAAGGATTACAGCCTCTTTCCACTATACAAGGGTTTTCCACATAGATGAAAGTAGGGATCTTCTAGAACTTGCCTCTGCAAGAACGGTATACAAGAATAAGATTATTATTCAATATTGCTACCACGCCAACGATCCCATTGAATCCCTATATAATTAAAAACACTGTTATAATAATACAGAGGAAACAAACGCCAAACAACTTAATATCTATCTTGAGAAAGAGGTGAAAATATGGCATATAGTCGTGGTTCGTCTTCCAACATCATCGTTGGAGCAGCAGCAATGTTTGTTGCAGATACTACATTACTTCCAGGCACACTGGAATCATTCGTAGGATCAGAATCATTTAGAGAAACTCTATCTGATGACGCTACCTACACAAACGTAGGTTACACTATGAACGGTCTTGAACTGCAGTTCCAACCAGACTTCGGTGAAGTTCAGGTTGACCAGATTCTTGACGTTGCTAAACTATACAAGCAGGGCATGCAGGTTAACCTTGCAACTGCTTTTGCTGAAGCAACACTAGAAAATCTTCTACTTGCTTTAGCATTCAATGATGACCAACTTACTGGTACAAAAAGTACTTCAGGAGGACAGGTTCTTAACCTTTCTGCTGGAGAACTTGGCGAATGCCCAGTTGAGCGTGGTATCGTTGCAATTGGTCCAGGTACAGGTGATTGCGCTAACTCTGCAACAGTAGAGCGTGTATACACAGCATACCGTGCACTTTCAATCGAAAATGTTACAGTATCTGCAAAGCGTGATGAGGCTTCAATGTTTGAAGTATCATTCCGTCTCCTTCCAGAGGACATATCTGGTTCATACGGTAAGATCGTAGATCGTACCTTCGCACCAGTATCATAATTTAATAAATTATACGACAAGCCCATCTCTTCGGAGGTGGGCTTTGTTGTTTTGTGGTAGACTTGGTTTGGGGACATATGGCTACAGAAATATATAAAACGGGTGTAATTTATCTTATTGATGGTACAGAGATAGAACTCTCACCACTTAAGATTAAATATCTGCGTGAATTTATGGTTAAGTTTGAAGACATGAAAGATGTTAAAACTGATGAAGATGCCATGAACCTGTTGTCTGATTGTGCAAGAATATGCATGAAACAATTCTATCCATCAATTAAGACACTTGAAGATTTACAGGACAGTATGGATATGCCAACAGTCTATGATGTTTTAGACATGTCTGCAAACATAAAAATTAATAAAGATAAAGACGAGCCAGTCAAAGAACAGGCAGAGTCGTCTAAAAAAGAAGGAACTAACTGGGAAGATTTAGACCTTGCTAAGTTAGAGTCAGAAGTATTTTTGCTGGGGATTTGGAAAGATTTTGACGAACTAGAAAGATCACTCTCTATGCCAGAACTCATTATTACTTTGGGAATTAAAAGAGAGTTAGAGTATGAAGACAAAAAGTTTCTTGCAGCCATTCAGGGTGTAGATTTAGATAAGAACTCTGGAGAAAAGAAGGGGCAGCAAGAGTGGGAAGACATGAAGGCAAGAGTCTTCAGTAAGGGTCAGGCAACTGATAGTAAAGATGTGCTTGCTTTACAGGGCGCAAATGCTATGAAAGCAGGGTTTGGAATTGGCATGGGCTTGGATTATGAAGATGCAAGAGATCCCAGCGTTATGCTATAATTAACAATGTAAACTAATAGGAGGAAATACAATAATGTCTACAACCGTACACGAAAAAAAAGAACTATCCCTAATGGATGGTACAAAGTTTGAAGTAAAACCGCTAAAGATTTCTTTGCTTAAGCCATTCATGAAGAGGTTCCAAGAACTATCTGAGGTGGCAGAGGATAATGAAAAATCAATGGACGTTCTGTTAGATTGTGTTCAAATTGCATTCAAGCAATTTTTACCGCTACTTGCAGAAAATAGATCTGCAATCGAAGATAACCTAGATCTGCCAACAGTTTATGCAATTGTTGACGCAGCCTCTGGTATTCAATTAAGTGATGCAGCAGATCTACTACCTAATATGAAGTAAAGGATAAAAGTTGGAAGACGTAAATGCCAATATTCATGTAAATCTGAATACTTCAGATGCACTGGCTAGTTTACGTCGGCTCCAAGCAGGCCTAAGCAAGTTCAACCAATCTTTAACTGTTGGTAATGCCTCTGCCGCTCAGGCACAAAAATCTTTAACTGCTAACCTTATGCAGTCCATTAATGCGACTGGTAAGTTTATCTCAAGCCAAGAAACTGTGGCATCAAGCACATCATCATTTACATCTGCGCTTGAAAAAAATAAGTTAAGTATGAAGCAGTATGTTAGATATACTGCTGCTGCTGCTACTCAAAATTCAGGTGCCTTTAAAAATATGTTTGCCCAAGAAAAACAAATTCTTGGTAGAGCAATGCGAGATAGAGTTAAGATGTTGCAAACACAATATCTTCAACTTACACAAGCACAAGATGGTTTTGTAAAAACACTTAAGGTTGTACCAAAATCCTTAGACATGGCTGGAAATCAGTTTACAGCCTATGGGACTAGAATGCAAATGGCTGCACAAAGACAGCAGTTCCTTAATCAATTATTAAAACAAGGATCTACTAATCTTTTAAACTTTGGTAAAAATACTCAGTGGGCAGGTCGTCAGTTAATGGTTGGCTTGACTATTCCACTTACTATTCTTGGCGGTATTGCTTCTAAAACATTTAGAGAGATGGAAGAAGCGGTAGTTAAATTTACAAGAGTATACGGAGACATTACTACCAGTAGCGATGCAACAAATAAAGCAGTTGCAAATATTCAGTTACTAGGAAAAGAGTTTACTAAGTATGGTATATCAGCAACAAAAACCATGGAGATGGCTGGAATGGCTGCTGCTATGGGTCTTACTGGAAATGCACTTACTGCACAGGTAATTGCTGCTACCAAGTTAGCAGTCCTTGGTCAAGTAGAACAACAGCAAGCACTTGAAACTACAATTTCTTTACAAAATGCATTTGGTATTTCTTCTGAAGACTTAGCACAAAAAATTAACTTTCTTAACGCAGTAGAGAACCAAACAGTTCTTTCTATTGAAGATTTAACTACAGCCATTCCAAAGGCTGGTCCAGTAATTCAGCAACTTGGTGGATCTGTAGAAGATCTAGCATTCTTTATGACTGCTATGAAAGAGGGTGGCATTAATGCATCAGAGGGTGCTAACGCACTAAAGTCTGGTCTTGCATCTATGATTAACCCATCAGAGAAAGCATCCAAAATGCTTGCAGAGTTTGGTGTTAATATTAAGGGAATTGTTGAAGCAAATGCAGGAGATCTTAAAGGAACAGTTGTTGGTTTTGCAAGAGCACTAGACACACTTGATCCTCTTAATCGTGCTAGAGCAATTGAGCAAATGTTTGGAAAGTTTCAATTTGCTCGTCTATCAACATTGTTTAAAAATGTTACAAAAGATGGTTCACAAGCAAGCCGTACGCTTGGGCTAGCAGGTTCATCAGTAGAAGAACTTGCAATCTTATCTGAACGAGAATTAGGCAAGGTAGAGGATGCAGTAGGAGTTAAATTTCAGAAAAGTCTTGAGAATGTAAAACTTCAATTAATGCCACTTGGAAAAGCATTCCTTGAAGCAGCAACACCAATTGTAGAATTTGCAAGTAAAATACTAGATAGATTTAATAACTTAAGCGATGGAACTAGAAAAATTATAACAGTGATAGTTGGAGTTGTTGCTGGCTTAGGTCCAGTATTGCTTATGACTGTTGGCCTTGTTGCTAATGGAGTTGCCAACTTAATTAAATTTTTTGCTATGCTTCGTGCTGGAGTTGCAAAACTAAATGGACAAAATCAAGTTCTTGGCGGAGGTTTTGATTATCTTACAAACGCTGAAACTGAAAACCTTGCAATTTCTAACTCATTACATACATCACACAAAGCCCTTATTGAAACTTTTGCTATTGAAGCAGGTGCAGCAAATGCTCTTGGTAATGCATACAGAGCAGCATCAACACAAGCACAAGCCTTAGCAGCAAGTTCACCAGGATTATTTAATGCTGCTCCTGGAGCAAAAGGTGCTGTTTCTGGTCTTAAGTTGGCAGCAGGAGGATTGGTTCCAGGAAGCGGTAGCGGAGATACAGTCCCAGCAATGCTTACACCTGGAGAAGTAGTATTAACAAAAGATACTGTAAAGTCAAATCCAGAACTAGTAGCGGCCTTAATGTCTGGATCAGTACAAGGTTTTGCAGAGGGTGGATATGTAAGTCAGGTTGCTGGAAGAGCGTCTTCAACAGCAAGTTTTGGAGTTCAACTACAAAAAGAACTTGATAGAATTGCTAATTTAAGTGCAGCAGAATTAACAAGATATGCAGACCGTGTTGGCGTAGATACATCAAAAGGACTTGAGAAAGTTAGAGAAAATCTTACAACAGAATTTAAACAATTAGTAGATGGTCTTGCAGCAGATGCAAAGGCTGCAGGAACAAAACTAAGCAAACAAAAACTTCAAGGTGCTATTGGAAAATACGATCCTGCAGCAGGTAGAAGTTTTGTTGGATCCTATGCTCCCCAAAAAGATCAAAATTATTCAACAACATTTGCTCATGCAACAGAGACTAAAAATGTAGATGCTTTAACTCTGCTTCAATCAGGACAAATTAAAAATGAAAAAACTATTGCAGAATTAACACAACTTGTTGCAGCAGCAAAAAAGGCTGGAATTGCAATGCCAACAGTTGGACCAAAGAGTGGTCTTGGATATGACTTATCGCAAAGACTAAATACATCAATGAAACCAGATCAAAAAGGTGCCAACACTGATGAATTTATTTCTGAGTTTGCAGGACGTGGTGCAGAAAAATTTAGAAAGTCTGTTGGTATTGGTGGAGGTAATTTTGATAAACTTATATCTGAAGTTGAGGCATACGATGCAGCAATACTTAAACAGGTGCAACTATTTAAAACTAACAATCCAGGGAAGAATATTAAGGACTCTGACTTTGAGGTAATTGAGTCTACTGTAAGATCAGGACTGTCAAAAATTTCTGGCGGTTTAAAAGAAGTCTTAGATACTGCTGCTGGTATTATAACCGAAGTTAGAGTTAATGTTAATAAACAAGCACGTAATGCTCTTACAGCAGCAGACCCAGGTCTAGATAAAACAGTATTTTCTGGACGTAAGTCTGGCAGTGGTGCATCAGGACAGGTTGGTCCAATCAATAGGTCCACGGGCGTTGGAGTATTTGAAGAGAATGCTAAGAAAGCCTATAATGGCGGATACAAAGCAGGAACTCAAGCAACTCTGGGCACTTCTACTGGAGCAGGAACTTCTTCACCATCAAAGAAAACAATTAAAACTGGTGAAGAAATTGGTGATGGACTTGTAATTGGAATGAAATCTAAAGAAGATGATGTTGCAGCAGCAGGTGGAAAACTTGGAACCTCTGCAACACAAAGTGCTAACCTTGCTGCAAAGAAGGCCTCTCGTGGTGCAAAGACAACTGGACCAATTACCCCAGGGGAAGAGTATGGAATTCAAAAAACTCAAGGTGGTACACCAATAAGTGAAGTAAGAAGAAATGTTCCAACACCAGATACAACTCAAGTTTCAACACTAGTAGATAGAAAATCAGCCCTTAAAGAAGCATCAACATTTGCAGTAGATGAAAATGGTCAGATTATTATGGACCCCTCAACAGGTGCCCCTATGACTAAAAAGGTTCATACAAAATATAAAAGTGGAATGAGAAGAGAAAAAGTTGGCAAAGTTTCTGGAAAATTTGCTGGAGGTCTTGGAACCGCAACTATGGTTGCTGGTATGGCAGGAGCACCACCACAAGTTACAGCAGGGCTTGGTGCAGCATCAATGCTGGCTTCACTTGCTCCACAACTTCTTACTATGTCTACAACAGAGAAAGTTGTACTTGCATTAGCAGCACTTGCTGCTGGAGCATATATACTTAATAAAAGATTACAAGGAACTGCTGTAGCAATTGCAGCATTTACAAGAACTACAACTATATCAACAGACATGCTTAAAAAGATTGGTGAGCAAACTGGCAAAGTAGGCGCATCTGAAATTATGTCTAAAAGACGTGGCGAGGGTACTCTTAACCAATATAATGAGGTAGGTCGCAAGTCAACAAAAGAGGCAACGCAATTCCTTGAAGGGGAAGCAGGTAAAGCATTACAAGATTCATTTACATCTAATGCTGTAAAGAATGGAACTCAAGTAGCATCAGAACAATTTGCACTACAGTTAGCAGCAGCAGTTTCAGATGGAACTATTCCAGGTTATCTTGGTTCTGAAATTGCATTCCAAATGGGTGTTAACATAAAAGATTCAGTATCTGCAGTGAGAATTGAAGCAGAACTTAGAAAATTAATTGGTCCAAAGGGTGAAGATTTAACTAGAGAACCCTTAAACGTAAGAGTCAGAATTGCCCAAGCAGCAGGACAAAGATCTCAAGATTTAATGAATCAACTGGGTTCATCTGATAGGTCTGAGGTTGGAGGAAACAGCAGACTATCTATGTTTGCAAGTTTAGGACTAATTGGTGCTGGCTCTGGCTCAGATAAAACTGCAGCAATGGCAGTTGCAGGATCAAGTGCAATTGAAACTGCACAAGCACAAGCCGATGCAATGGCTGTTTATTATCAAAAAGAACTTCAAGTTCTTCAAGCCCAAAGAGATATTACAACAAGCAAGGTAGGACAAGTTGAATTAGATTTACAGATTGCTGGACTGTTAAAAAAACAAGAAGCAGGAATGGCAAGAATGAATAATCTTGTTGCTGCACAGTTGGCTATGCAAGAAAAAAATGCAAAAATATTAATTGAAAAGAAAACTGTTGGTACAGAAGAAAATTTTTTCGACTCTTCATTCCTTGATGACAGTAGAAGAAGAGAAAGTGCATTTTTTGATGCACAGAAGTCAGATGTTAAGGCAAAGTTTAAGGGAACAGCATCAGAAGCAGCAGCACAAAGAGTTTTAAATCTTGGAGCAAGAGCAGACGAAGATAAGTCTTTTGCTAATAAGCCAGAAGGAAGAACTTTTGAAGCCAAGATTAACTTCTTAATGCAGTCAGGTCAAATGCAACCAGAGCAAATTGAAACAATGATGAAAATATTTCAAGGCAATTTAAAACAAATGGATACAGCAATTAATATTGGTTTAAGAACTCATGGTGGAGCAAAGATGGCTGCTCTTGCATCAATGCTTACAGGTATTGATAAGAAAGAAGCACAGCAAATTATTTTGCAGATGTCAAGAAAAAATCCACAAGAATTTGATAGGGTTGGAAATACGTTAACAATACTACAAGCCTCTGATGGTCTTGAGATTGACATGACTGCTTTTATAAATACAGTTGGGCTTCCTGGACTTATGGCCTTATCTGTCAAAATTGATGCATTAGAAAAATTAAAAAGTCCAATAACCAAAGATGTTATAATTCAATTTGGCAAAGAAAATAATGTTGATATGCAAGCCGTAATTGATAATTGGGATTACTATGCTGCAATGAAACCAGAAGTACAAAAGGAAGCGCTACAAACTTACACAACTTTGTTTACAACAATGACTAACTTTAAAGATGAAAAAGAAAGAATGATTTGGGTTACAGCACAAGCAGAAATGGCAGCAGCACTTAAAGGTAATGTTGGTTCAACTGCATATACAAAAGAATATGCAATAGTATTAAAAGCACTTACAGTCGGACCAGACGGAAAACCAATTACAATTAATGATTATAAAACTGCAGTGGACTATGCACAAAAGGGTGTTGTTGCAAAGTATGGGGTAGACCCATTAATAACATCAAAAGAAGCAAAAGTTCCAGGTGGTGATAAAACTGGAGGAGATAAAAAAGATCCTTTAGATTTCCTTGATTCCCTTGCGATGAGAATTAAGAATGTTCGTGATGGAGCATTTGATGCAACTAAGCCACTCAAGTCTATGATGGCTGCATTTACAAGCAAGGCTGCACAAAAAGATGCGTCTAAGATGTTTACTATTTTTGATGGTTTGCAACAACGTATGCTTAAGTTAAATGTTCCAAAAGAATTTAGAGACATGATTATGGGAATGTCTGCAGAAGATTTTACTGATTTTGCTAAACTTCCTAAAGGCAAGAATATGTTTGATTATGCCAAAGATAAGAATGGCAAATCCCTTCCAAAAACAAAAGCCAATATAACTGGTTTAACTAAAGAAGGTAAGGCTGTAATGCAGACTTATCGTGAAGCACAACTTGGAGAGTTTCAACTAATACAGGTAGAAACAGTAAAGGGGATTGCTGCTCAAAGTAAAGCGTTTAATATGCTTGTGTCATCTGGCATGTCAGCAGCAGAAGCGTTAAAAGTTGTAGAAGATCAAGCAGTTGCTGCTGCTATTGCCGCTGGGACAGTTGGTAAAAAAGGTTCAAAAGAAATGAACGAATTTGTAAAAGATATTAAGGCTGCTAACGATGCTCTTGAACAACAAGCCCTTATTAATGATTTAATTGGAAAAGCAGAAGACTTTAAACTAGTTCAACAAATGCCAGATCTTGCAAAGCAAATGAAGGGCATTGGTTTAAGTGCAGATCAAATGGCTGCAGTATTTGATAATCCAGCATTAATGAAAGCAATGATTAAAGATCTTGCTGATGGCAAACTTGATGCAAAAAATATTGCTGAATACTTAAATTCAATTGAAACCACAAAACTTATTGAGATTAAAACTAACTTTAATAAAAAAGACTTTGCTGCAGCAGCAGCACCAGGTCTTGAAATTGTTGATGAGATGTTTGCAGTACAAGAACAGTTAATTAGAACTGGAATAGACTCTAGAAGTTCTACAGATGTTCAACTCGTAAGAGGCAATGAATCAACAATGAAAAGTCTTCAAGATCAATTAATTCCATATGAGGCTCAGGTCAGATCTATATCTGATTCAATTGAAACAATGCAAAGAAATGTTGAAATTAACTTTAGTCGTAAAATTGAAGGGTATCAAAAAACTATCGATACTCTAGACAGAAGTATTGAGATGCAGTTTAATAGACCTATTCAAAATCTACAAGATAGAACAGGTATTCTTTCTCATGATCTAGATGTAATGAATAAGGCTGCAGAAGAAATTAACAAAAGATATGATGAGCAAGCAGCAGCCCTTGATAAGGTTGCTCAAGTTAATGATGAGATTCTTGATCAACAGAAGAAGCAAATTGGTTTAGCAGACGCACTAACCTCTGGAGATATTTCTGCAGCAGCATCTGCAATTCAAGAAATGAGAGCAGCCAAAGCAGCAAGTTCTGCTAAGTCTACTCAAGATATGCTTGGGGAAGCAAGAAACGCTGAACTTGGAAGACAACGCGGTGCTGTTACTGGATTAAGTAAAACACAGATTGAAGAAGAGCAATACGCTATTTCTCAAAAGATCTATAATCTTGAAAATAATCCACTTCGTTTAAAAATGCAAAAAGATATTCTTGCAGAACAAGATAAGATTTATGCACTTGAGCAATTACGTACTGCTGAAATTGCTAAGATTACAGTAAAAGAAGATGAACTATATAAACTAAACATTACAAGTATCAAGCCAATTCAAGATAGGCTTGCAAAACTTGGAGATGAGAACACTCTTGCACAGGCAAGAATTGATAAACTAGTTGGAGAGATTACAGTTCTTGGACAAAATGCTACTGCATGGGAAGGCGTAAGAGTAAAGATTGCAGCAAGTGATTTAGCATCTAAAAATTTTGATACAGCCCTTGGAGGGTTACTTGCATCATCACAAGCAATTGCTGCAGAGTGGGATACCATTATTGGTAAGATTAATTCTTATACAAAGGCTGTTCCAGGATCTGTATCAGCAATTCAAAATGATATTAGTCCTACACCAGAACCTACATCAGAACCTACAGCACCTACACCAAAGCCATCAGATGCATCTGCAGGAGCAGCACCTACACCAAAGCCAGCCGCACCACCCACAAAGCCTCCAGTAGTTGTAAAATCTGGAGATACTTTATCTAGCATTGCCAAAGCCAATGGAACAACAGTATCTGCAATTCTTGCTGTAAACCCTAAACTTACAACAGATTCTAAGTATAATAATGGAGAAACAATATTCTCTGGAACAAAAATTACTTTGCCAACTGCTGCAGCAACAGGAAGTAATCCAGCAGTTTCTAATCTTGATAAAAGAACAGGTACAGGATACTCAGCATTTAGTTTTTTGGCTAGTGGTGGAATGGTTAAACCTAAATATTTGGCTAGTGGTGGAATGGTTAAACCTAAATATTTGGCTATCGGAGGCATGGCTCGTGGTTCAGATAAAATACCAGCAATGCTTAGTCCAGGAGAGTTTATTATTAGCAGAACTGGAGTTGAAAATTTCGGGGTACAAAATCTTAATAATATAAATAACGGTACACCAACAGGCAATGACGTGTATAATTATAACCTAAGCCTTAGCGTTAATGGAAGCGACATGGATGCAGATGATGTAGCCAATACCGTTATTAAAAAGATTAAGCAACTTGAGGGACAAAGAATTAGGAGACAGGTCGTATAATGGCATCCACAGGCTATATGCAGGGCAGACAAAGGTTTGCAAGGCCCCAAGGTATGCTTTGGTCAGACACTCCAGGAATCCTCTCAGGAGGCAAGTACGTCCCATCTGGCTATGAGGTTGGATCTGACCTTACTAATATTTCTGCACAAGATGCTGCTAATTCATTTTTAATATTGACTGATCATAATAGGTCTGATTTTTCTATCAGCCCACAGAGAATTGAAAAACGACAAAGAATGATTAATGGGACAATGAGATCTCACCATATTGCTGACAAAATTAATCTTAGCACTTCATGGCAAATGCTTCCATCTAGATCTTATCCTATAAAACCCAACTTTTCACAAAGCACTGGAAATATTGATGCAGGGTTTATAGCAAGAGAAGCCGCTCAACGTAATGCTAGTGGTTTGACCTACAACACAAATACAGAATACACTGCAGATGGTGGAGCAGGCGGAGGCGAAATGTTGGATTGGTATCAAAATCATAAAGGTCCTTTCTGGGTATTTTTAGCCTATGATAAATACATTAACTTTGCAGAAGATGATGCAACCCGACTTTTAAGATTAAATCAATATAACCAGATTGTTCAAATGTATGTATCTTCTTTTGATTATACAGTTGTAAAACGTGGTGGAAGTAATCACGACCTTTGGAATATTACGGTATCGCTGGAAGAGGTTTAAAGTGTTTGAGAATGAAGAGTTACAGGATCATCTCGAATCATCCTTTACAGTAAGTTCTGCTTCTGCACTAATAACAGAGTGGAATATGAATGTGCCAGGAAATATATTTAAACTAGGAAACTATAGATATCGCAAAGCAGGGGCACAGTACAGCGCAATCCCAAACTTTTTTGATAGATCAGACTCAGGAAACTTTTATACCAATGCTTTGAATTCAGAGGTTTCTGTAGAGGCTGGGTATCAAGTTGATGACTCTACTCCGCTACTATTTAAATATACAAAAGATAAAGAAAAACTATATTACTCTTTAGAAGATTGCTTAAAGCCATTTAGACCACGGTCTGGAATTAATAAAGCATCATTCTTTACCAATAAGTATTTATCTAATGTAAATAAAGATATGTATCTTAGACCAAGGTACTATATGCCCCATAGAGATGATGAATTTAAATATTGGAGATCTTTTAGAACTGAAAGCACAGGGACTACCCTTACAACAGCAAATGTTGAATATGGTATTTCTAAAAATAGCAGTAACGCTGTTCACTTTATAGATGATGCAGTTCCATTTGTTGTTTATAAAGAAGAAGTTCCAGCAAATAGACTTGTGGTAAAGGTTCAAACCCATATTGGAGATATTAACCTTGGACCGTTTAAAGGTTCTTCTGGAACAAAACTAGATCCTTTATACGGAGAAGCAAACAAAACAGTTCCTAAAAGATTTAGAGTTGAGTATTTAACTCCTACAGATGAATGGGCTACAGCCTATACATTTTCAGATGCAACAACAAGGTCTGACAATACTCCAGTTTTTGGAAGTGATGGATATTTAAGTTTAGAGTATGGATTAAATATACCAGAGCAATATAAAAATAACTTTATTTTAATTGGCACAATTGAAAAATTTGGTCTTATAAATCTTGATGCTGATATTGGAAATGCTTATATTGTTTTAACAGAAGGAGGACAGCAAGGAACTCTTTATATTTATGATGGAAATGAGTTTCAGGTTTATACTCCTGAATACTCTTGGAAAATTGGAACCGATGGAGTATATGAAAATACTCAATTTGTTACAAACTTAACAAACCCATTATATTTTACTAACGTAAATACATCAACAAAAGTTTATAGAGAGTTTGTTTGGATTAAAGGAATTAGAGTTGTTGTTGAGTCAATGAGTATTCCAGATGTTCCATTTGAGTTAATTGAGATTTCTCCAAGACTTGTTGTTGACTTAACAGAAAGATTGTTAAATTTTAAATTAACAAAGGTTTTATCAAACATGACAACTTCTGCATTACCAGTAGGAGAACTTGCGGTATCTACTGGAAGCGTTTCTTTATTTGATGATGACTCAGCCTTTAACCTAAACAATATTTGGGATGGCGATTCAGGAAGTATAATTGCCAAATATGTTCAAAAAAATATAAAGTTTTCATTTTATGATGTAATTAAAAATGTAAACAATACAAACTATTATGTCCCAGTTAAAAATCTGTACTCTGAAGGAATTCCACAAACAGATCAAACAGCAGGAACAATAGAAATTAACCTTAGAGATTTTTATTTTTATCTTGAATCAATCAAGGCACCAGAAATTTTTATAACTGAGGTTTCTTTAGGACAAGCAGTTAGTATCTTGCTTGACTCTATTGGATTTTCTAACTACATCTTTAAAAGACTACCAGATGAGTCTGATCCAGTTATTCCATTTTTCTTTATCTCACCAGAACAAAGTGTTGCAGAGGTTTTAAATAAGTTGGCAGTTGCCACACAGACAGCAATGTTCTTTGATGAATATAATAATTTTGTTGTAATGAGTAAAAACTATTTACTTGATGATACAAATGTTAGAGAATTAAACATGACGCTGTATGGATCTCAGGATGAGTTGATGAGTGGGATAAATGAAAATACTTATCCAGTAAAACTATCAAACATTATTGAAATTTCTTCTCAAGATCAGAAGGTATATAATGCTGGAACAATCAACTATACCTCTAGATATATTCAAAGATCTTATGGAAGTTTAAAGCAATCTCAGATGACCGATCAAGAAAAAACTTGGATATACAAGCCAGTACTTCTTTGGGAAATTTCTGGAACTGAAGCAACAAAAACTTTAAACAATGAAAAACAAAAAAAGTATACACTTGGGGCAATGCCTTTAAATTCAAATCTTTCTGCTAGTATTCCTACAGTCTTAAATAGAAGACTAATTAATAATATTCTTGACTTTGGTGAAAACATCTTTTATATTACAAGATTTCAGGGTTACTTCTATGCTAATGGTGAGGTCATAAAATATGATGCAGTTGAGTATAATATAACTGGAACAGGAAATATTTGGATTACAACAAACTTAGAGTACCAAAAATATTTTTCAGAACTTCCCTTTAATGGAAAAATTTATCCAACTGGATTAGTTAGAATTTATTCTGAACCCTACTACGAAGTTATTGACGGAATAACAAAAATTAAAAATGGCGCTGTAGTATCACATGGCAGGGGACAATTTAACACTCCAGTTACCATTCACTCAGCAGGAGTAGACTCGTACTGGACAAATAATCTTTATGTTCAGGGTTGTGAGATGGATTCTCAATTACTCTATACTACATCTACTGGGGCAGAGGTAGAGGTTGAGGCAGGAGCAGCAGGAGTTAACAAGCAGCGTGCTGACAAATCACAAAGAAATAGCATTATTAAAAACTTTTTATCTACAGCATATAAAACAGAGACTGGAATTTCTTCAATTCAAACTGCTCAAGCAGGAACTATTCAATCTTCTGCCCTTGTTTTTAATGGACCAGAGTTTGCAATTCAAGAAAATCCAAGAAACTTTGTTTCATATGTTTGGAAAAAACTTGATGGTGCATATAAACACTTTGGGACTAGACTAAGAATTGTTGGAAAAATTGAATCAGCGGGGGACAGATCTCAAAGTCCCGTAGGAGGAATGACATACTACAACATTCCAGGAACTGATCCAACACAGACAGTATCAATTGGAGGAGGATCTGGAGGAATATGTTTAATAAATCCAATAACAAACAATGGATACTACTTTGAACTAAATGCTCTTACATCAAGTACTATTGAAAGATCTTTAACTATCGATACTGAAAGTGGCTCTTCTCAAATATCAGTAGACAATGTTTTATTTTATAAAGTTCAAAAGGCTGTTGGATCTTCAAGTGCTTTGCCAACAAAACTTTGGGGTGGCAGCGCAAATATCCTTGTAGATGATGGAAACTTTACAGGTCAATATAGATTTGTTGGTGAAGAAAACCCAACAGTTTATGATTTATCTATGGAGTATGTAGATATTAATCCAACAACAAGAGTATTTTATCTTTATTTAAATCAAAAACTTATTAAGGTTATAACAGATCAAGATCCTATATCCTTAGTTGATCCTTCTATTGGGTTGTTTGTTCGTGGAACATCAAAACTTATGTTTGAAAATGTATACGCATTAAGTAAAAACTATGCTGACAATGGCGTCTTTGATCTAAATACCCCAGTGGCATCTGTGTTTGTAGATGACAACTTGCAAGTTAATGCTAGCGAAGCATTAAATAAATACGCCATGTCTGGCATTATTCAAAAAACATATCTATCTGGTATTAGTCCAACATCCACAAAGGCATATAATATATACTTTGAAGAATTTGGAACAATTATGCGTGAGTGTGCTTATTTTAATATTAAATATGATCGTGCATATCCTGCCCTATATGCACAGATAGCCCCGACATTTAATAGATTGCGTGGCTATACCGTATCTGGATTTTCTGCAAGTTCCTATGGGGCAGAGTTTTTAATATTTAATAATACAGATACTCTTTTAAATTTAGATGAAACTACTGGAAACTATTTAAGAATCTTTGGTATAACTTTTACACAAGACACAACAAATAAAATTACTGTTGATGACTATTACAAGAAGCGTGGAAGTTTTTCAGATCCAGAACTCAAGGGGGATGTATTAATATCTTCTCCTTACAAGTTTACAAATGAATACGATAGCATTAAAACAAGTAGGATCCTATATGGTAAGAATGAGTTTACGCTGGATAGCGAATATATACAGGATCAAGATACTGCAGAAAATATTCTTGGATGGGTGATTCAAAAAAACCTTAGACCAAGAAAGGCTATTGGACTTCAAATTTTTCCAATGTCAACTTTACAAATTGGAGATTTGGTAAACATTAATTATAAAGATGATGAAAATATTGATGTTATCTCATCACCAGAGACTAGGTTTGTAGTATATAATATAGAGTATGCAAAGGCTGCAGAAGGACCAACCATGACAGTCTATCTGAGTGAGGTGTAGTATATGGTAGAAGCAACGCCAACAACCAGTGTTTTAAATACAACAACAACTGCAACAAAAAGCAGTGTTAAAACAGCAACTACTGATATCATTCAGTTTGATGATGAAACAATTATTGACAATGCAGAAGTTATAGTTGATCTTCTTTTTGAAAATATTGGGGGACAAGAGTTACTCACAATTGCAAGATATGATACTGTCAATGGGCAGGATGTTAAGTATCAACCAATTAAAAACTTAAAGATTCTTCAGGAAGAATATAACCCAAATAATCTTATTAAGGTTCAGCAAACATCAGACAAGTATTTTGCCAACTTTCCAATCAAACTTAATGATAAAATACCAAATCAAGGGAATGGACCACAAGGCTCAAATGTCTATTTAACTGAAGATGACAATATCATTCTTGAATTTATTAATCTTGAAAGTGATGAGCAAGTAGATGTTCAGATTACCATTAATGGTACAATATATGAGGTAGGTAAATAATGATAACTAATACTGGTAAAGAAATTATTGCTAAATATTTAATGGGAACTTCCCCAGCGTATGCGTCGTACATTGCTTTAGGGTGCGGAGCAAAGCCAAGACCGAATATTACAAGCGTGGGAACAGCCTCATCATCAAGCACCATCTTTACTGTATCAAGCACAAACGGCATTTGGGTTGGGGCAAAAATAACAAAAGTATCAGGAACTGGAGTACTATCAACTATAGGAGATACTATAGTTACTGCAATACTTACAAGTTCTACCTTTAGTGTTAACTATGCTCCAGCAACAGCATTCTCAGGAGCAACAGTAGGAATTCAGACAGATCCAACAACCAATGTTTTAGACTTTGAAATGTTTAGAGTTCCAATCTCTTCAAGAGGATATATTAAAGAAGATGGTTTGAATAAAATTATTTTAACTGCAGAACTACCAACAGAAGAAAGATATGAAATTTCTGAAGTAGGAGTATTCTCTGCTGGATCAAACTCTAATGCTGGGTCTTATGATAGCAAAACTATCTCTGCCTTTGCTGATACAGAAAACTGGAAATATAATGATGGATCTTCTCTATCTACTCCAATTTCAATTACAAGTTCTATTATTGATGGATCTAATATTATTACATCAACAGAAGATGCTATTCAGACAAACTCAAACAACGCTGGGTTTTTAAATACTATTAGAGCAAATCGTTATGAGCGTTGCAGGTATCTGAACAATGTGCTTATGTTGCGTGGAAACACATCACACATAACTTCAAATGGAACAAACTTTGTTGTTGCTTCTAGCCCAAAGATCCTGCAGTTATCTGGACAAACAGTTGACCTTACAAGAAACTCAACATCTGATTTATTAAAGATTGCATTCTCACTAGTTGCAGTCGATGGCAATGCTGCAACAATTCCAGACACTGTTAGAGTTTTAGTTGAATTTGTTAACAGTGATGGAACACAGTCTGCAAAGATGGAAGCAGAAGCAACAAACCAGGTTTATCAGTTATCTTCAAATAGATATGTAGTTATAGAAAAAAGACTAGATGAGTTAGTCTATACTCCAACATTTTCTTGGAATACTGTTAGTATTATTAAGATATATGTCAGTACACTAAACACTTTTATAATTAACAATAAAGCATTATCATCTAATGTTGCTACCTTGACAACAAGTGCAGCACATGGAATGTCAATTGGTAATAGAATAACAGTTTCAGGAGTTGAAACAGATTTTAATGGTACCTTTACAGTAACTGCAGTAACTACTGATACCTTTAGTTATAGCAAAACATATGATGGAACGGTTGCGTCTGCAGCAGTATCTCCTACAGGAGTACTTGAGGTTTCTAGACCTGGATACTTTGTTGCTCTTGATGCTATGAGAATTGACAATGTTGGAACAGTCAACCCTTTATATGGATTAACAGGATACTCAATTATTCAAAACACAACTGCTGAAACAATTATTAAGCCACCTAACACAAACAATTATATTGAGTTTAGATTTATTTTGGATGTCACATAGTGGCTGATACTAATATTAAAAAAGTTATAATCTTAAGTTCTGAACTCCCACCTTTATCTAGTGACACAAGTTCTTATAATATTAGATACCGCGTAGTATCTGACGATAAAAATAGAACATCTCATTGGTCACAAATATATGTAGTTGAGACATTTCCATTTGATTTGGTTGATGGAGATGTAAGCATAAACTCAAATACAGTAACTGCTGTTTGGGGAGATGAGGTCAATAGACCTAAGTATGATGTGTTTGTTTCTTTTGATGAAAATGCAATAATTTATCACGGTACACCAACTGTGCATAGTTATAGTTTATTAAATTTAGGTAATGTATCTATTCGAGTAATTGTTCAGGTAGAATCATCTAGAAAGGTATACAAAGAGTCTTTAGTTATCTATGACTCTGGAGATATAAGTATTGGCTCATAAAGAGTCTATCTTTGGTATAATTAATTAGGAGGAAAAATGGCTAAAGTACCACTACCAGAAAGAGGGCAACCTCTAGATGTAAGTTATATTTATCAACTTACAAATGCTTTGAATCAGTTATCTGATCAAGTTTCTACTGCAACATATAACTATACAACTATTGATACTGTTTCTGCAGGTAAGCAAAATATTAAAACATCAGAGGCTAGAATGATTGGTGGATCTATTACTGTTGCGAGTAACTCAACAGTTACAGCATCTACAACTAAATCATTTAGTTATACATTTCCAAGCGATTACAAATATACTCCAATTGTTACGGCTTCCCCAATTAATACTGGAAAAACATCTGCAGGTGAAAACGTATCAGTTGTACTAACAGACATTACAAGGTCTAGCGTTAATGGACTTGTTCGTTTTAATGCATCGGGAGATGTCTCTGTTATTGTTAATTTAATTATTATTGGAATCCCAAACTAATAAGATGATTAAATGTAAAAAATGCAGCGGGAGAATGTTTGTCGATAGACAATACACAAGCGTAGACCACGT